CACCGGCCGGCCGCGCTGGTGGAAGCGGATGCTGATCCGTCTCGGCTTGATGAAGAAGCCGAAGAAGATGACCGGCCTATTTGTGTTGACGCAGATCGAACCGCGCCGGAAGTTTCGTTAATATGCCCTTCATTCGCGAATACGACATCGTCGAAGACGTCATCTATCAGTGCGAGATAACGGAAGAGCAGGCGGCAGAGATCAAGGCGCACGACGAAGCGCTTATGCCTGGAAATCTGCACGCATCGATTTCCGATCATCCGTTCCCTGGTCTTCCGATCTGGGAATAGTTCACCTACCGGCGGGGTAATCACCGGGTCTTTCGTGAGCGTGGCACGTCAAAACGCCGGCACCGGGCCGCACCCGGGTCAATCCCTGACGAGGTAACGTGATGCCCGATCTTTCCACGGTCGGCGGACCCGCATTGTCCGCGATTTCCGACACGCCCGTCGATGTTGCTGAGGCGGTCGGAGAGACTATCCAGACCACGGAAGCGTCTATTACCGACGCTCCTGAGGCTGAAACCAAAGTCGAAACGCCCACTGTTACCGAGGCGCCGAAAGTTGAGGAAGAAGCCAAAAAGGCCACAACCTCGACCGAAGCAGCCAGGACGAAAGACGGCATCAATCAGCGTTTCTCCGATCTGACGAAGCAGCGCAACGATGCCAATGCTAGGGCCGAGAAGCTCGCGCTTGATCTTGAGATTGCAATCGGCAAGTTGAACGAGATCGGCTCGAAAACCGAAGCCGACAAGCTTGCCGCAGAAGCCGCCGCTGACAAGAAACCGGAAAAGTCCGACTTCGATGTCCCCGAAGCCTATGACAAGGCGTTGGAAGACTGGGGCATCCGTCAGGGCCGGCGCCAGGCCGAGGCCGACATCACGAAGCGCCAAGCTGATGAAAAGGCCGAAGCCGACAAGAAGGCCGCCGAAGACAAGCAAACGGCGGATCGTGAGGCCGCTGAAAACGCGTGGAACGATACTGTCAAGACCTACAATGACCGCCGCACCAAAGCGCTTGAGAGTATGCCTGATTACGAGACAGTCGCCGAAGGGGATCATGTGAAGATCACCTTTCCGATGCGCGACGCCATCCTGACCTCGGAGATAGGGCCGCAGATCGCCTATCACCTCGGCAAGAACCCCGAGGAATCGGCCCGCATCGCCGCGCTGACGCCGTTCCAACAGATCAAAGAGATGGGTCGCCTCGAAGAGCGAATTTCTCGACAACGCAGCAATGTATCAAAGGCGCCAGATCCGATCACGCCCAGCGGCGGACGGGAAACGGCGGGTCCGAAGGACATCAACGCGATGTCCGGTGACGAGTATTTCGAGCACCGCATGGCGCAACAGCGCGCCAAGCGATAACCCCCACGCTGCGCCCGGCGCAGGGGTAGTTTCACGGTCCCTTGGGCAAGGACCATGCACCGTCGTGATGACGGCGCGTCCCTAAGAAGGATTGCCCATGTCCACTCAATCCCTGCTGACCCCGAGCATCATCACCAAGGAAACCCTGGTGATCTTGCAGAACAACCTGGTGGCCGCCGGCAAGGTGAACCGCCAGTTCGAAAACAAGTTCGTCAAGATCGGTTCGACCCTGACGATCCGCAAACCGAACCGCTTCCAGGCGGTCAAAGGCGATGCCCTGGTGATCCAGAACATCGTCGAGCCGGCGACCAGCATCACCATCAACACCAACGCACAGGTCGCCTTCCAGTTCTCGGCCGAGGAACTCACCCTCACCGTCGAAGACTTCTCGGAGCGCTACCTGAAGCCCGCCGCCGAAACGATAGCCAATCAGATCGACTACGATGTGATGACCAACTATCAGAACATCTACAACGAGGTCGGCACCCCCGGCACCACGCCCGCGTCCTTCGCCGCACTCGCTGCCGTCGGCCAACGCATGGACACCTTCGCGGTGCCGCAGAGCGGCCGCGTGCTGATCCTCGACGAAGGCGCCTATTGGTCGATGGCGACCGCCCTCATCGGCTACTACGTCAAGTCTGTGTCCGAGCCGGCCTTCAAGGGCTTCCTGGCCTCGATCGCCAACTTCGAAATCTACATGGACCAGAACGTCCAGGCCCAGACGGTCGGCAACTGGGGCGGCACGCCGCTCGTCAACGGCGCCGGCCAGACAGGATCGACCCTGGTCACCAACGGCTGGACCACCAGCATCACCGGACTCCTGAATGTCGGCGACGTCTTCACCATCGCCGGTGTCTATGTCGTCAACCCACAGAACCGCCAGAAGAAGCCGGTGCTGCAGAACTTCGTCGTCCAGGCCACCGCCAACTCGGATTCGGGCGGAAATTCGACCATCTCGATCAGCCCGGCCATCGTCACCTCCGGCGCTTATCAGAACGTGACCGCGGCGCCGGCCAACTTGGCCGCGATCACCGTCTTTGGTTCGCCGAACACCACCTACACACAGAGCTTGGCCTTCGTGAAGGATGCCATCGGCTTGGTGTCGGTGCCGATCGAACTGCCCGACGGCGTCGACTTCAAGGCGCGCGAGATGGTGAAGAACGTCTCCATGCGTGTCGTGCGTCAGTACGACATCAACAACAACGTCACCCCCTGCCGCCTTGACAGCCTGTACGGCACCAACACGTTCTACCCGGAACTCGGCTGCCGCCTGACCTCGTAAGGACCAGCTTCGCATGACTCCTCGCAACCTCCGCAGACTGCAAAAGCGGCTCGCCGATCAGATGGAACAAGAGCGCAATGGCGCCCCCATCGACGGAGAAGTCGCGGCCCGCATGACCGCTCTGAAAGACGACACTCTCTATCAGATCGTCGTCGAGGTCCGGGGCCAGAAAAAGCCCCTGGCAGTCTGCCCGAAGATGCCGAAAGAGTTCTGCGAAGCGATCCTCGTCGAGATCAACGCCCAGATTTCATTGGGGAAAGAAAGGGTGTGGTCGAACCCCACCCTCATTCCCTGCCAATTCATCCACTGACGCTGTGAAGCGTCTATCCCTTAGAAGGACCCAAAATTATGGCTGGACCCGCTACCAATCAGGTTGATGCCGCCGTTCGCCAGCTGAGCGACGGCAACACCAACGGCACCATTCTCGGCAACGCGACGACCGACGTCATTGGCTTTTATGGCATGACGCAGGGCATCACGCAGCCGACCCAGGCCATGCAGGCTGCGCTTCCTTCCGGCGCGTCCGGCAACGGCAACGCCGCCGGCATCATCAGCATCTATACCTCGGCTCAGACCCCGGCCTCGGTCGTGGCGAACAGCACCGCCGAGCAGTCGATCACCGTCAATGGCGTGCTGTCGACCGACATGGTCTTCATCAACAAGCCGACTTCCCAGTCCGGCCTGGCGGTGACCATGGGCCGCGTCTCGGCGGCGAACACGGTCAAGCTGACCTTCGGCAACGTGACCGCCTCGGCGATCACCCCGACCGCCGGTGAGAACTATGTCGTCGGCGGCCTGGCGGCCAACCTGCAGCTGTCCCAAGCTTTGACCCCGGCTGCTGTCGGTGCCAACACCGTGACCGAGCAGTATTTCACCGTCTCCGGTCTCGACACCGGCATGGTGGTTGAGGTCAACAAGCCGACCACGCAGGCCGGCCTTGCGGCCCTCTCCGCTCGCGTCTCGGCCAAGAACACGCTGGCCGTGACTTATCTGAACGCCACGGCCGCCACGCTCACGCCGACGGCTGGCGAGACCTATCAGATCGCCGCATTCAATGCCCTGGCCGCCGCCACCCAGGTGGTGTCCTACGGCATCAATGGCGGCGTCCTGGCCTCGGTCGTTGCCGCGACCACCGCCGAACTGACGCTGACGGAAGCCGGCATCGCCGCCGCGGATGTCATTGTCGGTATCTCCAAGCCCACCCTGCAGGCTGGTCTTGCCGTTGTCGGTGGCCGCGTGTCGGCTGCCAGCACCATCAAGGCCCTCTTTGTCAATGCCACGGCCGGCAACCTGACGCCGACCGGGTCGGAGATCTACAACGTCACCACCCTGAAGCCGGCGAACCCGGCGGTGGCGTCGGTCTTCACCGCCACCATCACCCCGGGCTCGGTGGCGGCCAACACGACCGCCGAACAGACCTTCTCGGTGGCCGGCGTCGTCTCCGGCCAGCCGATCATGGCGGTGCCGAACTATAACCTGTCGGCCCCTTCGGGTGTCGGTATGGCCAATGTTCGCGCCTCGGCTGCCAACCAGATCGCGATCAACTTCGTCAATGCGACTGGCAACGCCCTGACCCCGCCGGCCGGCACCTGGACCGTGGTCCAGATCAACCAGACGCTGCCTTCGGTCGGAAACTACGCGCAGCTCTTGGTGACCCCGCTGCAGACCTTCACCAACAGCCTCCTGTCGGCGATCCGCTCCGCCCTGGCTGCCCTGCGACTAATCGCCGGGTCGTAATCCGCGGCCGGTGCCGAAGCGCTGTTCGGCATCTCACTCGTGTGGCCCCGAGCGAGCCGGTTGCAGCGGTTCGGGGCATCCCTTCCAACCCATCGATAGGAGAAGTCGATGAAACAATATCAGTGCCACAAGCGCGTCAAAGCGGCACAGATCACAGGTGTCGAGATGGGGCCCGTCCTGCCTGCTCTCGGCAGTTATGGCGTGACCAAGATCACCGCTGGCGACCTCGTCGAATATGAGGACGGATATCGTTCGATCAGCCCGAAAGCCGCCTTCGAGGAAGGCTACTCCGAGATCGAGGAGCAGGCGGCATGAAGCGCAATCATAAGGCCGCTCCGCCGCCGAAGATCAATGTCATCTTCCTCACGCCGACCCTGACGAAATGTCCGGCCAGCGAGTTTGCGAATTCCGTGCGCGACACAGATCGCCTCCTCGAGCAGTGCGGTATTTCGCGGACCTGGATCAGCTTTGGCGGCTGGCCTTACCTCGATGACGTGCGCAACCGCCTCATCACCCGGGCCTATGACGGGTTCCCCGAGGCCACGGATTACTTCTGGCTCGATGACGATATCGGCTGGGATGCCGAAGCGGTGGTGCGCCTGCTGCTCCGTCCCGAAGAGGTCGTGGCCGGGGTCTATCCGAAGAAAGAAGCCAAGATCAATTTCCCCTGCACGCTGCTGAAGGACGCCGACACCGGGCAGATGATCGAACACGAGGGCATGGTCGCCGCCGACATGGTGCCGACCGGATTCCTGCGATGGAAGCGCTCGGTGGTCGAGAAGATGTCGCAGCTTCGGCCGCGCTATCTCAATCACGTCGCCGGCGAACAGGTCGAGGTCATCAACCTCTTTCGCACCGGCCCCCTGTGGCCCGATCGCATCTGGTACGGCGAGGACCCCGCCTTCTGCCGCGAATGGCGCGAACTAGGCGGCGATATCTGGGTCGTGCCCGACATCACCTTCACCCACCGCGGAACGAACCTCTGGCAGGCCCGCATGGCCGATCATTTGGATGGTTTCGTTCAGACCCCTGTTGAGGAAAAAGCCGCATGACCATCACGCAAAAATACCCCCTCGAAATGGTCCACCCTGCGTTCGACGCGGGATCACCGGCCCGGTTCAAGAATAACAGCGGCGAACTCCTGCCGCCCGGCATCGTGTCCGGCACGATGGTGAGCGAGGGCCGCCCGTCTCGCAATCCGCCGGTGACCGTCTCGAACCAGCGAGACGAGGAATATCATCGCAGCCTGGGCTATCTCGCCAAGGGTGAGACGCCGACCAAGGTTGAAGGGTTCTTCGACTACCCGAAAATGCTGGTGCACCCCGACCATGTAGCCGGCACTCCGGACGAAATCCATGCCAAGCCCCGCGAGGAAGGCAAGGCGATCGAGACTTTCACCGTCAAAGGCACCCCGGAAAAATTCCCCCCTGTTATCGTCAACAATGCCGAAGAGGAATCCGCTTGGAACGCGAAGGGCTATCACATGTCCAAACTGCCAGACCCGGATTCTTTTCAGCGGTCCAGGTCGGTCCCTTACGTTCCGGGCCGAACCGTGAACGGCTACCCGCGCTGGGAAAACGGCGTCCTGGTCAATGACCCGTCTCTGAATTCTGCAGGCGTCAAGGAATACCCGAAATGGGTTGGCGACAAGCTCGTCAACAGTGCCAAGGAGGAATTGGAACTCCTCGGCCACGGCGACCTGACCGATGCCAAGATCAATTACCTGATCGGCGAACGCCGCCACCTCAGCGAGATCGGCGACGACGCTGGCGTCGAACGCATCGAAAACATGCTGGCCGAAGGCGGCATCGAGGTGAAGGACCGCCCACATGGCACCACTTGGCGCCGTGTCGAGAAAGCGGAAGAACCCGAACCGGAGCTATTCAATGAAACCAAGAATACACCTTCCACAAAGTGCCAGCCGCCGAGTTTGACCACCGAGCGGCAGGCTGAAAAGGCCGACCTCCTCACCGAGGCCGAGGCACGCGGGATCAAGGTCGACGGCCGTTGGTCGATCGAGAAGATCCGCGCCGCACTCGACCAGGCCGCCGCCTGATAAATGAGCGTCCACGCGCAGGATCTGATCGTCAATGCCTTTGTCTTGATCGGGGTGTATTCCCCGGTCCAGACGCTGACGTCGACCGACGCCAACTATGGATTGAGCCAGCTCAACACGATCATCGACGAATGGCAGGAAGAGAACCTGTTCTGCCAACAATTGATCGCGCGGACGCTCACGATTTCCAACGGGAAGTCCAGCTATACCATCGGGCCGAACGGAAGCCCGTCTTTGGTGGCGCCCCGCCCCAATGCCATCGAGATGGGCCCGTCCGAGGCGTCGGTCACCATCAGCGCCACGACGAGCCCGGTCAATGTGGTGCCGGCGATCGAGTGGGAGATGATCCAAAGCATCAATCCCGGCGTGGGAACGCCCGACACGCTATACTACGACCCGCAATATCCGCTGGGGGTGCTCAACCTGGCGCCGACGCCGAACGCGGCAGGCACTGTGAGTTTCAACGCGATGCAGGTCCTCAATTCCTTCGCGGACCTTGCCAGCACGTCCTATCTGCTCGCCCAGGGCGTCCAGAATGCGCTGCAGTCCAACTTGGCGCTATCGCTCATGCCGTCCTATGCCGGCACCCGCCAGCCCAGTCCGCGCCTCATGGCGGACGCCGCCGAGGGTAAAGACTTCCTCCGCTATGGCAACATCGTCAGCCGGGCGATGCTCAACCGCCGCATGATCACCACCGGCCGCCAGCCGGCCCCGCCGGCGAAGGGTGAATGATGCCGACCGCCCGTGACCTCATTCAAGGCGCGCTCGAGCGCATCCAGGTTTATGCGCCGGGCGAGCAGGCCAGCAACCCCGATATCGCCCGAGGGTTCTCCGAACTGAACTCGATGCTCGACAGCTGGTCGAACGAGAACCTGACCTGCTATGCCATCCTGGAGCAGACCGGCACGATCCAGCCGGGCGTCTCGTCCTATACGATCG